GTAGCATTACAAAACAAGCTATTTGTTTTGTAATTAATTGAATTAAGGTTCCTTAAAATCATATCATTTTGGGCAGTAATCTTTTCATCAATCTCATCTATTTTTCTTTCACATTTCAATGAAACATCATGTTGCCCAATTCCGTATGCTAACAATTGATTAACATAAGAATTAAGGGAAACACCATTCATTTTAGCTTGTTGTATCAACGAAGAATGAACCCATGAGGATGTTCTAACTGAAAATGTACCACTTGAGTTTTGCTCATCATTTACAACTTCAGGGATAGGTTCTCCTTTTTCATACAACATTTCTATAAAAGCATCTTTTTCCTCAATAAAACTATTTAAAGCAGATACTTTATCTTCTCCTATCCCATGACAAGCATTTAGACCAAGCTCATTGCAGTATGCAACATACCACTTTTCGCCATCAAGTTCTTCTTTTTTAATAATAACATTGTACTCCAATGATTTGTAGTACTGTAAATCTTTACGTGACATAATTGTATTGGGTTAGTGAGTTATTGCTTTTTCTTTATCCTTATTATTTCAATTAATATCGGATAAAGATACTGTTTAAAATTAGTCCTCTTTATTAGGACTTCATTGCCACCTTTATGAACAACGTGTACTCCAAAATATTTGCCAGGTGTTGGAGCTAAAGGATGGTAAAATCTTTCCATAGAACCACGTGGACTATCTTGTAATTTTGCTCCAAGAAATTCTGCAATCTTAACCACATGATTAAAAGGAAGATCCACTACAGGAGCACTATAAAGATTTTCTAGTTCTTTTTCCGCATCCTCAATAGTGGTATCATCCGTTATTTTAAACTTGAATTTCATATAAAACCGAATTTTGGTTGCAAATATAATACCAATATTTTAATTTATAACAGAAAAAAGATGAAAAAAGTTCATTATCTTACTCTTATTTACACTTAGGCTCCTTTATAAGTAGAATAAAAAATCCCCGGTTACATAACCAGGGACAAACACAGAGATACAACCCTTGCAATAATCACAAAGGGAATCAGCCAATACAACCACCTTTCTAGGCGTTCCATAGCATCACCAGCAGAAGACGGCAGAAATCTGAATGATACCGGTCGTCGGCTTGATCAAGCAATATGTCCAGCTTAACGTTTCTCATTTTCGAGCACTGTTTTTATTCGTTCTTCAGTAAATCCAAATCGGGCGGCAAACTTTTTGAAAGCCTGCATCTTGTTGTTAGGGATAAGAGAATACATACTATTAATGGGAGTATCACTCTTTAATGCTTTTTGCACTTGCTTCTTTTTCATGGAATTAATGTATTAAATGTTTAACCTTGTTTTTACAGCAATTACACTCACATAGTAATGACTTCGCGTATTCCCATGTCTTTTCGATGATATCATCACCAATATACTGAATTTCTTCTCCATATGGATCTATGCCGAACGCCTGGCAGATATGGGTGGCCATGTGCCCACATTCATGCCGCCAGGACTTGGCAAACTCCTTTGGTGAAGAAGTGATAGCAATAACCATTACCGTTTCCCGTGCCCCGAAGTTGGAGTAAGTAACTCCGGTATTCAAATTGCCGGAGCTAATATTATCATACGCGGTACGGAGCATATCACCGTCGCAGCCGATGGAATGCATATTATCGAGTATTTCTTCTGTATAATATGTATCTACCGCATAGTAAACCATGCAGTTCCAGTCGTACTTGGGTAATGTAAACCGTTGCCTTATCATTTATCAAAGCATTTCGTCCCACTCAATAGGTTCTCCGGAAGCAATCATTGTTGCATACCATCTTCTCATTGTTGTTCCGTCGGGAGCATCAGGATCATCAATTGTATCCTTTATATAAAGAGCCAAATGCGCTTCATCGGGAATAGATGACTTCAGATAATCCGCCTTACCCATGTTGGCTACATACACATAATCATATAGCACATTATTTTCAAGCTTAATGCCATACCTGGTAAGTAGCTCATCTACTTTTTCTTTTGATATTGGCTCAATTCGCTCTTTTTTGCCGGTGGAAGGATTAAGCTTTTTCATGAGCGACACTGCAAACTCACACATTTTCTTATTGAAATGCCAACCAAAGTTAGACAAGTACGCTTCCATTTCTTCTGGCCTCTTATCTCTTATATCCAAAGGTTCTCTTCTCATGATTTAATAAAGTTATAGGGAGTAGAATCAATCCACTCCCTAATTAAACATTAACGGTAACGGGAATAGCGTCCTGTACCACGTACGCCACGTCTCTCGCCATAGCCGCCACGACCGGAACCACCACCATAATCACCACGTTCGCCCATCTCGTCATAACGGTCGTCGTCATCGTCATAATAACGTTCACGTCTTCCCATGCTTTCACCACCGGATAATTCTTCGATGCATTGCATCAGCTTACCACCGTATTTAAGCATCTTTTCAGCGTAGTCGGACATTTTCTCGACCTTGCTCTCGGAAATCTCAATCATCATCATACTATTGTTTTTTAGAATTGTTACTACCAGATGCCTTTTCAGAAGACTTGAAGAAATCAGCCATCATAGCCTTCAATTCGCTAAGTTCTTGCCGAAGCGCTTTATTTTCCGCTTCCTGACGCTGGCGTTCTGCAAATTCCGGATTAAGTACCTGAAGCATCTTGTCGCATGACTCCATGACGGAACGATGATGATCGACACTGCCCAATATCTCCGAGGAGCGGTTGCGCATGGCGGCAACTTCTGCATTCATCGATTCCCTTGAGCCGGATATTACCATATTCCCACCTCCGGGAAAGTTTGCATCAGCAATGTCAGACATTGCAGGTATTTTCTGAAATGTAACAGTTTGCTCACCAACCTTGATGGTCACATCAACCACCATTCTAGGAGGCTGTCCATAAGGGAGAGGCTGCTGCATAAACTCAGCAACCGGTGTAGAAACTCCGGAGACGGAGCCAACTTCTATGTATGGAGTGTTATCCTTGTGTAGGATAAAAAACTCGCTGTTTACTCTTAGATTCTGAAAAGGCATAATTTATTAACTCTTTAAAGAGCGGGATTACTCCCGCCCATTATTTTAAACTACTCCGGTAAGAATTTGCAATGTGTTGCTACCTGATTCGTAGTAGCACAGATAAATTCCGGTACCGGTAATATCCGAAGCAGTAACATCTGCGCCGGCGATCGTAGTCAGTGCTTGAGTAGCACCGTTGGTATCAAACACTACCGGCAATGTACCGGTAGTACCGGAAGGGATCGGCTGTGCCAAACGGAACAGAATCAATCCGCTAAATGGAGCAGAAAGGAACGGATGATTCCGGAAAGAGAAACGTACGTTGGTAGTACCTACGGTAACACCTGTACTTTCCAATCTGGGAATACCATTCTTATTTGCCATGATAAAAGGACTAATGAATGCCATATAATGCCTCCTTCCTTTTATCCCCAACCATTAAAATTGCCCCATGCCCCAATACCATTGTAAAGACCATACTGAGCTGCAACGCAAGAAGGAATCCCTACAACCGGACTATAAGGCACCTTCGCTACTTCCGGCTGATTACATTCGATTTTTGCAAGACGAGTACTCAAATCATTTAAAGCTGCACCAAGAGGAGCCGTTGCCTGTCCGACAATCTGAGAGGTCATAGCAGAACTCTTAAATGTGCTATTCTCCTCACGAAGTTTATCAATCTTGTTCTGCATTTCACGCATTTCAGCCGCACGCTGGCCGGCAAGAATCTGCTGGGTGCTATCCTTGATGGAATTTTGCAGATCACAAGTCTGACGTTGAGTTTCATATGCAACAGAAGCAAAGCCTCTTTCCTGACCAGTCGCAACACCGTTAATGGCATTTTGCAATGTGTTCGTTTGCTGACAGATCGCCAAACGGTTTTCGCAGCAACATGAAGCAATCTGTTGAGCGATCTGACAGTTACCCTGCTGGATAGCATTGATAATCTGCATTGAGCTTTGACCAACCTGATTTCCTACCTGTTGCACCTGTGACATCACCCCATTGATAGCATTCTGAACCTGACCGATTGAACAGTTCAAATTAGTAGCCAGATTGTTGATTGCCTGTCCGTTCCCCTGAATTGCACTCATAAGTAACTCCCTTCCTGCATCGTTGTTAATTAAGTTAGGGATACCGGCTCCGGCAAATCCACCACCGTTACCGCCATCTCCATTGTTTCCCCAGCCATTGCGTCCAAACAATGGGAACAGGAAGAACAGGAAGATTATCCAAAGGAAAGAAGAGCCATCACCACCAAATCCGTTGTTGTTCTTTCCTTGCATAGCAACCAACAAGTTGGGATCAATACCTTTCTGTTGCAATAATGGAGCAAGCATAGCCATCATTCCACTACCGCCACCGCTCCCGCCTGATTCCGGGAAAACGTAAGTCTTTGTTTCACTCATATTAATATACAATTATAACACGGTCAATATTAACCGCATCACAAAAGTATATAATAGGAACTGCGTAAATCAGAGCTCATTTTCAAGCGATTTGCGAATATTTTGCAGATATATTGCAATCATTTTGTTCGTTGTTTTTCGACTCTCAAAAGTAGATATCAGGTAACGTATACTAGCTGATGTTTTGTGAAGCAAAGCGGCGATCTGTTCAGGGTACAGACCGAATTCAGTAAGAAAGAATACTACGATAGAACGGGCATCAACAACTTCCGTTACTTTACTTGTAGATAGGATCAATTCTTTAGAAACCTCAGTTTCTTTTCCGACAAGGTTTAGTATTTCGGCAAAAATCTCTGACTTACACATAGTAATTTAATTTTTTATTGTACTTTTGCCTTTGCCAATCAAACTTACGGTTATTGAAAGAACAAAAGCATGTATAGAAATGTTAAGGACATTATACCCCTGGCACTATCTATGCATGCTTTTGTATGTTTAAAAGTTTGATTGGCGTCAACTTTTAGTGTCGGGGGTTCTTTTTTACTCTATCCCCCGAAAGAGCTACATTTGTTATGATAACCGGCCTTCTACTTTACCGGATAACTTAGTGCTTAATAATCATTTCGAGATGTTCCTCGATTTGATAAATAATCAATGTTTCATTTTAACCTCCTTTCTTGACTTTTCGGTTATAGACTATATTTCCTATTATTATGAACAAAAGTGCCAATGCTATTCCGAATGCCCAGCCGCCTAGTTCCAGCTTTATCTTCTGCCATCTGGATAGTTCCTTCTCTACCGGGTAAGGGATCTGGATTGAATCGGTCTTGATGACCGTATCTGTCTTGTTTATCGTCAGATACCGGTACAAGTATTTGTATTTCTCCTTGTAGACGGTATCTCCTTTTACAAACAGGAACACGCTGTCACGCTGGTAGATGCTGTCAAAGCGGGTGCTGTCACGGGTCTTATACTCTACTCTCACAGTTTCTACCGGAACATACTTGATGCTCCGGCAGCTTGTGAAACATATTCCTGACATCAGGAAAACGATATAGAAGAAAGTTCTCATAGTGTCTCCTTGCTCGTCCAAGCCGGACCCGACAACAAAACATTCAGATCTTCACCTTCGTAGACAGGATAAGGAAAAGATAGCTCTTCCGATCCGTCATCAGCAATAGTCTTAATCATCTTATGAGGAAATAACTCAGCATAGTGCTGACATTTCATCAAAGTTTTACTTTCATTTACACTCTTGCGAGGTACAAGGTTACGCTTGTCTATTTCCTCTTGAGGAACCTCTTGCAAGTCAATTGTTGGGAATACAGTGTATTTCATAATTGTTAATTTTTAAATCAATATCCTATTTTTGTTAACTCTTCTTTTACCCAAGATATAAACGCATCATGCTCTTTTACTTCCTGATCTTTTGAATTCTCACGATGTTTACGAGCCATTGAAGCAGAAAAACTAGCTACTTCCATTGCAGAATTAAGGCAATAAGCTTCCATCTCTGCTGCGTTAATAGCCATATCTCTGTTTACTGGTTTCATGACTCTAATAGGAAATGCTTTCATGGGAGTATATTCGAAACCATTCTCAAGAGTTATCGTTTCTTCAGTATGATGACCAATGTATAAAGTTACAAAATTCCCTTCGTCTATAGAAATATACTTACCGTTTTTCCATTCAGTTTTATCTCTATTAATATCTTCCGATTCAAAAGCCGGAACAGCTACATAATTAATTGTTTTCATCTTTACTTATATATTCTAATTGATTAGTACTTCCTTTGAATATGTATCCACATTGATTCTCAATCTCAACATCTTCCAAAGGTAATAATTGTTTCTTTCCAAAAGCCTTTTCGCACAAGATAATATATTGTATGATCCCTTGAAAGTTTCCATGAAATTCTCTTGCGATTGTTCTCCCAGTAGATTCTCCATCTTTATCCTTTTCATCCATACCAATTAAACATTTAATCCAATTGGCATTGCCTTTAGAATCATATCTAATCTCATATTCATAAATGGATATAACCTCGCCTAGTAATTCTTTAGGAAGGATATTCTTAGCATCCATTTTGCGATCAATCTTGATCTTGTTAGTAAGTTCCGTAAGTCTCATTTTATTTTCTATTTTGCGCATTAATGACCATGTGTCTGCATGTTTTAATAATCCGAAGTAAGATCCCCAACTTCTATCATTATTGCAGCGTTTGGCATCGTCAGCTACTCTTTTTCTAATTTTTGTATATCCTTTATTATGAGAAGTTTTTGAATTGTTATTTCTATAATACTTATAGCCACAAAAATCTAAAGGAATAGATAATGGCTGTATTTTAACTGTATGTCTTTTAGCACGCATCCCTAATTCATACCACCAAAAGTTCTTGATTCTCCATTTAGCCTGTTGAGCTTCCTCTTTAGTATGAAAAGCTAAAAAGTTATCATCAGCGTATCTTACACATTCTTTTGTTAAACTCTTTGCAAAATAATCAAAAGATAACATCAAGATATGATGAGCAAATGGTGAAGTTGGCGTTCCAATCGGAAGTTTATTATTTACAAAACATATATTTACGGCAAAATCTATCAGTTTTTTATCAGCAACTATTTTCTTTATAGCTTTCCTGAAATATTTCTCCTTAATATGTTCGTAGCACTTCCTTTGATCTATCACTAAACAATAACTTAAATCCAATCGATCATAAAAGATATTTTTCATCTTATGTACAACAGATCTTTTTTTATCAGTTGCAGTTATACCGGATTTCTTTTTGCAATTTAAACCATAATTATTGTCTTTCTGATAATATGTAGGTTCTAACAAATTTAATAGTAAATGTTGGTATATCCTAGTTTCTAATGTTGGACTATTGATGTCCCTGTCTTTACCATTTTTATTTGTCTTTTCTAAATATTTATATGATAATATATTAATGTATGATCCATCTTTTAATGCGGAATATAATTGTTTGCAATTAGACGGTCTGTTGTCTAAAAAGGATATGACTTCTCTTTTACTCATATGTTTATGAATAGCACGATCAATCGCAAGATTTACATCCTTTTCTGTAATATTATCAAATATGTCAACTATTCTATTTTTCATTTTTATAGCAAGTTGGGCATAAAAGGTAATGTTTATTTCCATTACCATACTTATCAAATACAAAATGTATCCACAAGTACATTGTCTTATAATAATTTGTCGTTCCAAGACACGAATAAAGAGTTTGACGATAATAAAAGAACCTTCTTGGGCAAACCCGGCAATATTACGATTCGTATTAGAAGCAGCGTTATTCGCATTCAAATTACGAGGCGAGCAATTAGTATTATTAGCATAACCACGAAACCGAGCCGCAAAACTCTTTATCCATTTTTTCAACCTATCCAATCTGTTTCAGAGGTTATGTCCCATTGCATAACTTATCAGATGTCTATAGGATTTGCAGGGATTGCATCCCCTTTATTCCGATTGCATCGGAACTGCGTTTACTGATATCCTAACTTGGGCAAACCCGGCAAGAGCACGATACGCATGAGAAGCAGCGTAAACCGCATCCAAAAGACGAGGCGAGCAATGAGTAATATAAGCCGAACCACGAAACCGAGCCGCAATTCTTACACGCTGCATAGCTGTACTACTCCAATAATTGTTATCCCAAGCATAATAACATTCTCCAGTTGACAGATCACCGCCTTTTGCAGTCTTCCATGCAGCATAACCCTGTCGTTCTTTTGCGTAACTATCTCCCAAGTTTGTACGACTGCCTAATTTCATATAGGATTTTTCAAAATCAAAAGTACCAAGATTGTTTTTAGTTACACTTGTTTCTTTCAACCATTTTTTTTGATCCGGCTCCAAATAAATATCAACTGGATTGTTAACAGATACTGAAGTAGTATTCACACATGTTCCAACCTGTTCATATCCTCCTCCGCAGTAAGCAAATATATCACCGGATAAATTAGCTCCTGCATATAAAGCCATACGCAAGATTACTTCTACATCAAAAGATGTTTCTGCACCCAACTCGTCATATGCATTAAATGTTTGAGACATCTTCTTATATACCTTTACATTCATTTCTCCATCAGCTAATCCTTTTGCGCCCACTATATTGCGGTAATAATAGGTAGCTCCATAGAATTCGAATTCCTCACCTTCCGATACTCCAGTTTCAACGGCAAACGATGCTGCCATTTGACTCTCCATACATTGTTCTTTAGGATGATAATTACTTAGGAATTCATTCATATTAGTCTTACCACCACTAGCATTATAGAACATATCTGATGGAGTCGTATTCCAATTAGCGTATTTCCATGTGCTATCTGCCGTCTTTTTGTAACGAATGCCTCCCGTCTTTGTCCATCCTGCTTCGCTTACAGAATCATTAGAACAAATGCCACCGGAAAATAATGATTCCTTGTGTAGATATTTAGTTCCATAACGAATTTCCAAACAATTGATGAAAGTATTCAACGCATGATATCCTCCTTCTGCAAAAGGATAAGGTGCGTCGGGATCTGCATTATTTGCACGACTCCACGTCATGTTGCTAACTTGACTCGTATCATTAACTCTTGGATATGTTCTTCCGTTACTAAACATCGTACAACGATTATTTGCACCATTTGAAGATTTACAATTAGATTCACCTTCATATACATAAAAGAAAGAACGTGTCTTATTGCCGATAGTGCATACAGGACAAGGAGATATGGCAGTCGGATCAAGCCCAAAAGGAGTTGTATCTATTCCATCCCATGTTGTCGGACTTGCAAATATCCCTTTCCATCTTTTCCCACTTTTTCCGACAACGTTATCTAATAGATAAATCTTATCTGCTCTTCCTAAACCTATTGTATATTTAGTTTCAGTAGTCTCATAAGGTCGTAAAATACGAACCTCTTCACCTGCCACATTGTAGAGTTTCTGCGTCATCCCATATTGATTATAGAATGCTTCTGCATCAAATGTCCCTGCATCACAGTATTTATTTGTTTGGGTATTATCTAAATACAGTTCAACATCACATTCGGCTCTCATAGCTTCTGTAATTCCAATAACAGGAGCAAAACTACCGTCTACAAATCGAAGAAGATTGTTTCTTTTCAATTTTCCTACCGGATGATTAGTCTCACCTGTATTGTCTGTAGTATCTATTAGATAGAAATCCCATTTGTCAAGTATACTTGTATCACCAATCGTATTAACTGATGTAGGACTTAATTCTCCATTTTGCCATTCTCCCACACAATAGTTTGGAGAAGCCATGTCAAGAAGATCTACCTTCTGCGCAACTGTTTGAATTCCTGTAGATGCTTCATCGAAATTCCTATCAATTGCATCTGCTAGAGTGCCCCATTCAACTTCTTGCGTAGCTGCTATGTCTTTGATTATTTCCATAATTATTTATTTATTTTTAATTAATTGTTCATTTGAAATCCATGTTGAATTCTTAATATTGCTTAACACTTCTTTTCTATCTATGGTAATATCTATTTTCTGAGGAGACTTAGTTACCGGAAAGTAAAAAGAATCATCGTTAATATCGACTTTTATCCCATTTGCCTTAACACTTGATATACTGTCTATATATTCATTATCTAATTTAATAACTCCTTCTACTAAGCTCAATCTATTTTTATCACTAAAGTCGTAGTACTTACCATTCTCTAGTAGTGATAGTTGATTCCCATAGTTATCAATTAAATAAAATGAAATTGTATATGATTCAATATTACTCTTTACAATCGGTCTCCACTCAATCATATCCGGATATAAAGTGCCTGCCTTGTATTTTCTCAACTGTCTCTCCAACAGGAATTCGGAGAGGCTGTAGGGGAATCGCATGAGAGACCATAATGCGAATTTAGAGAACCTAGAATCACCGTCTCTAATCGTTCCTAGCCACATGGAGTCACTATCAACGCCTGCGCCTGCTTGGACAGGATTACCATTATAAATGTATTTTGAGAGGTAGGATAACATTCTCTTACTTTGAACTCCGCTTCCACTTGTACCAGTACCAAACGAATAGATTACACTTCCAGTTTCAAATATAAAAGCACCATTGCCCGCGGAATAAGATTTAGACAAAGTACCACCTTCATTATTCCCCAATATCTTTCTATCCGCCACTACCGTATAGTCCTTCAAAATAGGCAATCCGGTAGCCTTGCCGAAGTCGGAGATACCGTCTAGATGTAAGGCGTCGGGATTTTCTGGGATTTGAGTGATAGTTATATCACACTCTCCTGTATAATTACTAACACGAAATCCTGTATAGTAGTTGTTTGCAGAAGCAATACTAGCAGGCAAGTCATAAATGCCATCCCCTTGAAGACTAAGAAGAATCATATTATCGTCTTTATCTGCATATTGATAGAACAATTCCAAAGATTGGCTTCCCTTCACTTCTACCTTCATACTATTTACTTTTGCTCTAGTATATAAGATAGCCTGAGGAGCCTTTATACGAGTAACACAAAGTTTGTTTGATGTATGTACAGAATCAGCGATATTGAATTGGGGAATCCATGAATCAAAGTCTACATTATATTTACCAATACCACTTTCCCCTTTCCATGCAACGTTATTCAACTGGATATTGCGACCTCCTACAAAGTCAATCAACTGATCGTTAAACTCTGCGTGGTTGTCGTTAGTGATGCCCTGCTTCTTTATGTTACAGTACAACTGAGGCTTGATGATCTGTCCGGGACGATCCAAGTTGAAGTAGGCGATGATCTGATTGATTTCGTCGGTGGTCAGGACTTTGTTGGCGATGAAGCCTCCGGAGTAGGCAATTTTAATACATTTTTGAGGAACATTATCTGTATTAAGATATCCGGTAACTGAAAAATAATCAGCAACTCCAGCAGCTATAGGATAGCTAGCAACGAAATCGGTTTTATCTCCTAAGATATCATTGACAACCGTAACATTCCCTATCTCGTCAATATTTGTAGACGTATATCCACAAATATAATACTTGCCATTAATGCCATCCCTTTCGAACACATTCCGGATAAACCTTTTGCCCAATATATTGGCATGATTAGAGCCTATATCGGAAATATAGCTAATTATGCTAATGACAGTACATTCCTTGCTATCTCCTATCATTTCGTCAACGGTCTTTTCGCTGACAATCATGTCGTCTACTCCGTCTGTACATAGCCAGCCTTCGAAGTCGGTTCCCGGTAATCCATATCCACTGCCCTCTGCAAATCCGAAGTTCAGCAGGTGCATGTCGTTCCCGTTTGGTGTCAAGTCCTTCAAGATTGCCCGGCCTGGGTCGTCGTTGGACTTGCCCCAGGTGGAGATGGCCATCTTGACATGGCTGAGTAGTTCGGGGTCGATGTAGGGACGACCGGAACCGGAAGAAGCTCCCGGAACTCCTAAGCGTATCGCATTCATACGAATAGGATCAAGCCCTATCGCATCAAGCTTAATTGGATTTAATCCTATTGCGTCCATTATTCTTCCGATTCAAAAATAGAAGCCTTTACCGGTTCTGTTTCACATTCGATTTTGAGATATTGTCCGGGGATACAACCGACAATCGGACAAGCAAACTCTTTTGTATAGCCTCTACTCGGCAGTGGAGAGTAATTCTGCCCGTCATAGCTTATATACACCCAAAGCTTACCACCTTTTTCAAATGTAATCTGCAATCCCACTTCCGCAGAATTTACCTGAACGGCATCGCTTACATAATTCTTCTCACCCCTTGTAAAGGTTATAGATGTTTCTTTCATGATTATTCCTCCTATTTTTTTGCTGTTATCACTGTATTTCGTAAGAAATTCGGATACTCTGCCCGCACATCAAAACAAGGACACGCCTTGATAAATTCCGCCGGTTCCACCTCACTCGATCCATCCAGATCAGGTGAAGTATCCCGATGACCGAGCAGCTCGATGATAGGATACTCTTTACAGAGCTTCGCTATCAATTCGCGCAATGCTGTTTTTTGCTCGACAGTACGGGTGTCGGCTGGTCTTCCACTCGCGTCCAGACCACCGATGTAGCAGATACCGATACTGTGTTTATTATAACTAATACCGGAAAACCCTTTCGTGTTACAATGTGCTCCGTCAATGGATAATGACCGACCGTTTTCTACGGTACCATCTAAATCAATTACAAAGTTATAGCCAATTTGATTAAAGCCACGCGCCCGGTGCATCCGGTCAATATCCTTAGCTCGCAAGTCTTGTCCGGCACGTGTTGCCGAGCAGTGAATGATGATTGAGTCTATATCTTCTCTTTTCATATACTTTTCCTCCTATAATTATTTCCTTTGATTCAACTCATTATTTTCTTCTTGTATTATATCTCTGACATCTTCCTTGTCAACCTTGAACACCTTCTTCCCAAATACTCCCAGAGCACCAATCACATTTATATTGATCCCCTTTGGTTTCAATATGTTACCTACAATCGAACACCCTTCGATGAAGCATACCAATAAGCAGGAGTAAACATCAATAGAATATTCATTGTGACTTGCCACGCTAATCATGCATACCATACATACAAATGCGAAATAGGTAACCATCTTTCCCATAGTCGCACGAATCGCACGAGAAAAACGTACTTTCTCACCCATCAACATGCTTTTCCTTACCCCAAATGCAAGGTCACATAATATTACCGCACATGATACGATTAGCCAGGGAATCATGTTCTGAAGAGACTCAATGACGAAAGCGGTTGCGATTGCTGCGAATCCGCCTGTAGTTGTATGTACTATTGCTTCTTTCATACTATACAAGTTAAATAAACGGTTAACAACGATATTACCTCAATCCAAAACATAGACTTGCATGCCGTCAGGTCCCATATAAGATTACCAGACCAGTTCTTGACAACAAACGTTATCGCGTAGATCAGAAATGCAGCCCATAGCAGCAGCCAGTACCACGAATTACAGACTACCCATATCTGAGAGAATACAAGAGACATCACCGCGCCGGCTATATGAGCTTTCTTGTGTGCTCCTTTAAAATTCGGGGACACTCCCAACACGATCATTCCGACAACAGAAAGAAAGATTAAAAACTGACTGTTTTCTGTACTTGCATCCAGTGCGGCCGGAAGCAAAAGCAAAGACGGAAGAATCATGCATATACCGAACCAATACCTGTTACTCAGAATGTAATAGGTATCGGAAATAGAATAAGGGATACCCTTTGTCTTGTAAATCATCACACCAACATAAGATGCGAAAGCCAATAATGATAGTAGTGTCAAAATCATAGTTTTATCTGTTTATAATGAAAACTCTAGTTTATTCGGATAACCGGTCTTGTAGTTGTAAGATTCGACCTCCTCTTTAGTCTGCAATCCCCGAACTACAGCAATATGCTGCTGCGTCACATTATAGCAATCAAGAGCATATAACTCTAATGAGTTCAGCATGAGGAGAGCGCTTGATATAGGTATCGTATACTTTACCGCATCAAACCATAAAACCGTATCCAGTCTTCCGGCCTGCTTCTCAATATTGATTGAGTTAACAAGACCTACGCGGTCCTCTTTGTTTAACCACATATCTTTGCCGGCAAGGGTGAAAGAGTTTACTGCGTCTGACTTGTCATAAGCATTAATGTCCGCTATCTTCTTCTCTTTTAGTTCATCAAGGGTATACTCATGATCAACCAATACGGGATAGCCGCTTTCGCTCTCCTTTATTTCCTTTCCGGATGACTGACCGTTCAGCAGCTCCTGCCAATACTCCTCCGTTATCTCTACTGAGCCTTCTTGCAGCTCATCGTAGAATCCTTGTTTCCAATATTTTGCCATAATATTATTTATTTCCAACTCCCAACGGCTATCCAATAAAAAGGATTAGTTCCCGCGCCAGTACCATTACTATCCCCAACGGTATATCTACTACGAACTCTGAAGCTGCTTGTACCCGTCGATATTACAAGGCCGGCAACAACATTCATACCGTTACCCGGTTCATAGTAGGTAATCACAGGAGCATAATTGGCATTATAAAATGATAGCGGCAAATATACATAAGTATTATTACTGGAACTTGATATGTATCCCCACTGAATTAAGAACCCATTGTTAAACTTAGCATATCCATTCTTACCTAACGATACAGTCATAGCATTAGACAAATCTGCCTTTGCCAAATTGGGAATCATGTTTAGCAATTCTACAACTCTATCCCCTGTAAATCCGCTATTATAATCACTCATGCAAACTCTTTTTTAATCACATTAAACGTACTTCCATCCGAAAGAAAGAAACGACCTTCAGCAACAGCAAACGCCTGCCTCTTTCCTATTTGCGAGATGGTAGTGGAGACAGATGCCTGTACTCCACTATTAGTTGTCCTAAACACAACAGTCTGCTCCCTGTCGAGTCCTTCATTGGCAACATCGCTTGATGCGCTTGCGGTCCCATTGGAACCGGGAGTGATAACGATGTTGCCTTCTCCTTCTTTCCAAGGAATCTGTATGCTCATTACGCAGCAGTCCAAGAAGTGTTAGACGTAACATTAACGGATACAGCAGATCCACTCTGAGGAATAGTAATCTCAGCCGGAGAAACAGACAATGTAGCATCACCGGCAGCCTGTTTGATAGCAATCTGAGCAGCTTGTCCGCCATTGGCCGTCACCTTTAAGGTTCTAACGACCTCTTCGATAGTATCATTTTTAGGAAATTCCAATTCAATAGAAAAGGGAAACTCTGCGGTAGCTCCCGGATCACCAGAGATAGTAGCCGCATTGTTAGTCTGCGTTCCATTGGCATTATACTTTGCAGGCAAGGTAACATCAACTACACTCCCCGCCCATGCAAACGTCAATTTCGAAGAGTTTGTTTTACCCTCTACGGTCACAGTACCCGCTGTCTTGGGAGCAGACATTTCCGAACCGTTATCAAAAGAAGCAAACTCAGATTTCGGAGATTGAGTCACCTTATAAGTTGAAGGAGTGGAAACACCAACACCGGTAACCGTTACTGTACCAGTACGAGCTGTACGCCCAGTATGAGCGTCCGCGCTATTCGCAATTGTTCCGTTACCAGATCCGGTAGACGGATTTAATTTTAACCAACTAGGTTTTGCCATAATACAACATTTAAATAAAACAATTCAATTAACTATATCATTCTTCCTGTACAGCCTGCCATACTACATTGGACAACACATCGACGTTATCCAAAAAGTTATTCGAAGGCATCAGCCATATATATTCAGGGTCCACCTTTAAATAAGCCTGCTTACCAACATCACAGACAACTCCTATCGACACCTTCATGCCCGTTGCCGAAGCGGAAACCTTCATCTCATCAGCCTTGACCGATACATTTCCAATACCCTTAATCGCCTCTATATGTACAGATATGCATCCCATGTCACACCGTCTTTATGCCAGTATTTATCTTGTCGATCTCTACTCTTGTACCGCTTTCGTAATCAGAGTCAGGGAGATAAGCCGTAGTCTCAAGCCATATTTCACCCGTACCGATTATCTTTGTGTCTATGTAGCAGGTGTAGCTATTCTCATTGACGCGGATCATCTCAGACTTCTTTATTATCTGTGACGCACTCGAACAGTAATAGACAAAGAAGCGGCATGAGAAGTCTATATCGTCCATCGTCAATCCAGAAGGAAGGTCGATGGAGATGACTGCTTTGATTATCGTTCCTTTTACTCGCATTTTGACAGAGCATTGACAACAGACAATCGATCAATAGCCCGAACAAAAAGCTCTGCATATTTCTTTAAAGATTCCGCTTGTTCTGGAGTTAAATCGACCACGCCATTAAGATAGATTTTTCTTGCTATTTCTAACTCACCAATATCACCTGTCTTTTGAAATATTGCATTGCCAAAAACTTTGCTGTAATCGACGGTACTCTTATTCCCTTCGATATCCTCTACTTCGATTGTTCTAAAGTCTATTTTCATAATATTTACCATTTATTTCTACCTATTACCGCAACCTCAAATGCACTATTAATCCACCCTTGGTCTTTATGGAATGTTTTTACTGTAAAAGTATTGGACTGTTTATCAGATATTATACAAAGAGTCCAATTCTCATTCACACCTGTAGCTATTATAAAATAGTCAGTATGACCTAAATCATGCCAAAAGACATAGTTACCCGTATCAGTTCTGCTAACGCTGCTAACATAACATCCATTTCCCCATTCATTAATTTTACCACCTGCTGCTGAAATACGCGCAGCCCATAACGCTCCCGGAGCGTTCCAGACGTCATTCCGTCTCTGCCCAAATATATGCCTCCCGAAAGATTGTATCGCATAATTACCTCCAGTACTGAGCGGATTATTAGATACAATATGCAATCCTATAACATTACCAGTATAAGTAGATATATCTACGACCCCCGGCTTATCACTCCGTCCGATATGGACATACTTATCGTTTGTCCCATCTGTTATAGATATATATGCTCCGAAATCATTATTATACAATCCTTTATCATCAATGGAAAATTTCCCGATTTTAGCCCCAGATGTTACCACCAAGTTTTCGGTATTGATATTCTTGGCATCAATCATAGGTACACCGTCCACTTCTTTAAATAAAGCGATATCTTTACCGGTATTAGTACGGATTACGGTACTATTCGAAGTCAACACCAGCTTTCCGTTAGCTGTGTTTATTCCACCCTCAGCAGTTAATTCAAAACCTGTCTGATTGTGTTTTATAGCACCTTCAGTTATCATCCATCCCTGCGTCTTTTCAAGATTACCAACAAAGATTCCGGAAGTTCCTAATACGTCAATTGTCGCATTCTGCGCTAGCAATACGTTTGTCGCAACATTAATAAACTCATTGAATTCATCCCATTTCGTAGAATCAAATGTAGAAGTAGATGTATGAGTTACCTTACAGAGTTTGTTATTACCATTATAGATGACAGTATCGATAAACGCATCGTTATGGTAATACTCAGTATTTGGCTTCCATTCGCCACGAGGACGAAGCATAGCTCCCGGAAGGCCGGTCTTTCCTTGTCCGCCCGTCAAGCAAGCCGGACTGCTTTCGTATGTCGTATTGTCAGTATAAGTAACCTTAGTTTTAGTCCATATGTATTTACCGTCCTCCCACTTAGGAGCGGTCGTAGACCAAGAACCGCCGACAAGAGAGCTGGAGGAAGTCGAGAGATAATACAGAACCTCAAAGGATTTTACCCCCTTACCGGAAGGTCCGGCACTCCCTGTTACACAGACCGGATCACTCGTCCAAGTTGTATTATCGGTATAAGTGACAACAGTTCGCGTCCACATGAATTTACCATCTGTCCAGCTTGGTACATTATACGACCATGATCCGCCTGCCGGCCTACTATAGGACGTAGACAGGTAATATTGTTCTCTGTAACTCTTTACTCCTATACCCGTTTCTCCCTTTGCTCCTGTGACGCAAATAGCATCCGTAGTAGTCGATGAACTATCTGTATAGGTGATTACTGATCTGGTCCACATATACTTTCCGTTTACCCATGCGGGAACACTCGTCGACCACGATCCGCCAACCAAAGAACTAGAGGAAGTCGAGAGATAGTATTGTTCAACGATACTAGTTACCCCCCTTCCATCTTCTCCATTACTTCCATTGGTTCCATTAGCCCCCTTTGAACCGGTAATACAAGCAGGGTCTGTTTCCGTTGTCGAACCATCAGTATAAATCACTCTCGTTTTACTCCACATGTATTTCCCATTTACCCATGCCGGAGCGGTAGTTGACCATGAACCACCTGTTAAGGTACTGGAGGAAGTCGAAAGATAGTAAAGCACATCTACATCTTGTACCCCTACACCATCTTTACCATCTGCTCCATCTTCACCTTTAATCTTTTGCCATTTATAGTCAGAAAAAACACTACTATCCGACTGAACAAAGTCAACATATTGACCTATCCATGCACCAGGAGTCTCACCATTATTTGCAGTAAATGTTTTTCCATCATTAGAGTATTTTATATGCAAATAGCTGGTACGACCATCTTCGCCATTTACTCCAGGAATACCCTGAGTTCCATTTTCTCCCTGAATTCCCTGAAATCTAGCCCACGTATATTTAGATGGATCAGTACTATTTGCTTGTAAAAAATCTACATACGTTCCAATATATACATCAGGAGTATCCTTCATTTGAGACGTAGTAGGATTTTGTACAGGAGAATACTTAACGTGAAAATATGAAGTGCGACCGTCCGCACCATCCTTTCCCGGAATTCCATCTTTTCCCGGAGTACCCGGGTCTCCCTTAGATACTTCTTTCAACCAATCCGTAGAAGAGTCAGACGGTTCCTGCGTAGTACTAGGTTCAATACATATCCATGTGCTGCCGTTATGGGTAACTTCATCGTAATACCAATACTTTCCCGCTTTCCATTCTCCTTTGAATGCGGGAACAAGGACTTCCGTAGTACCATCCTGCGAAAGCTGTTTAATCGTACCGGTCATATATACATTGCGAAGGTATGCGCTATATCCGGACAAATCCAATCCTGAGATGACCAGATTAGACAGGTCCCCTAGCTGCATCATAACCATAGAAGAGGTAATCTCCCAGTTATTTACTCCTGCGAGATAGCGTTTATAGTCCTTTGTAGAATAAGCAGATTTCTGGCGTTCCGCATTCGTGAAATTGCCATATGCCACAAAATGCATAGCCTTCTGAGGATGATATGAGTAGCCACTCCTGAGAGTATATTTAAACTCCGAATTGCTTATCTTTTGAGTTATGCGGAAATAAGAAGCCTGGAATCCTGTGCTGTTGTTGAATATACCCTTGCAAATGTCATCTACCGCAAGGCTTGCAACTTCTCCCGGTTCCAGCTTCAAAGTCAGAGTCTGAGAAGATTCATTTACGGATTCAATAATGCCACCACCGGGAGCAAGCCAATCTTCTCCCGAAGTTATTGATACGCGGTTATAGCGAAGCTCCGGAACCTCAAGAAAGTCTCGGAGATGGAGCGATTTCGCATCGATATGACCATCGGGAGAAATCATCCAGCCGATGAGATTCTGCACATAGTCTTTTGATGATATTTCCTTTGAGAAAGTTGCGTCTTCTGCGATTAGCTTCTGAACAACGGCTTTGATTTTTACATCAATGCCGGCCAAGAAAGTAATAAGACCTTTGGCAGAATCGTCTTCTACTTTGCTGAGATATTTGTCGTCAGACTCTTCTCCTGTAACAAGATGGGATAATTTATAATGTTCTCGTCCATCCTCTTTTGAAATAGTAGGGTCTTCTACAAGTATATATATTCCTTTCCCTCCTTGAACTGAAATAACTTGACCGTCATAGGGAAAATATTCTTCTGCATCCGTATTTCTTGCATATGCGATTGCATCCTCTAACGTTAAAGGATTATCTGTAGGATCTATCCCACGATATGTAACACGTTTATATTGTAATGCAAAACTACTTCCGTTTATCTTAACCATAATCTTATGCAGTTTTAAAGGTAAATGTATCAGCATCGTTCAGACCCGGAGTCTGGACAACCCACATTTTATAATCGATAGCAGTACTACCATTAGCTCCCTCTACTGATATTGTGGAAGGACCGGCAGTAATCCCTGTATCTTCAATGAAATTTCCAGGATAAGCCGTAAGAGTTAATTCTTTAATTTCATCAGCAGGGATACAGATAGCTATCAGTTTCCATTTATCTACAGAGAACTTGTATGTGCCTGGTCCCTTATATAGTCCACTTGATCCCAATGCACGTACTTCAGCAGAAGTCTTAGGAATGGAAGAACATATACCGGCAAACCATTTACGTCTAACATTTACGCTGATTGTATCTTTAATCTCCTGCCTTGGCAATGTGCCATCTTCGCTAGCTGTATAGATGACCGTAGCTTTATATGTTTCATTCTGACTATAAGTACCCTCCAGTTGCCTAACCGCAGTTTGAATGCCGCCAACTTCTTCAGAGAAATTTAACTTATTATTCGGATTTTCGTCATAATATGCGGATTCCATTGGCCCTTGTCCATTCCGGGATGCAGTATATGTAATATAGCCTTTGCTTGTACCAAACTCAACATCATTTGCTGTTGAGATCTTGCTTCTCAATTCTCCCACTGATTTTTGAGAAAGCATTCTAATAAATGCATCCACCACTGTAGTGCCTTCCAGAATAACATCACCAGCCTTGAAATATCCCGCCTTATCCACAGTCACTTCTACGTTTTTTGTAAACTTAGCGGTTCCTTCGCCTGTACCAGTAGACGATCCACCGCTACTGATTATTTGTTGCTTAATCCTTTCTTTACGGTAAGTAAGAGAATCAATCTTACTTTCCAGTTCTCCCAACTTGGAATAAGGAGCTGTCTCCCCGACAGTATACACCAGAGAATCATACGGTACATCCAAAGGATATTCATAGCCAATTATTCGCGATATCCTTCCTTCCTCAAAATAAGCTTTATTGATCAGGTTTACTTTTTGACCAATAGAGAACTTCTTCGCGAATGCAGGATCATACATGCCGGTATCCGGGTCAACACCATAGATGTAATCCGGCATCATCGTACTGTCATAAGTTGAAGGGTCCTGCTTTAATTCGTTGATATATTCCTTTGCCCTTTCTTCAACTTCTTTCTCCGCATCAGGAATAAGCTTATCGGATACGAATTGAGGATCGTACCCATATAGAATATACGTATCACCGCTAGTGGGATGCAAAATGTCATCCGGGAGCATACGCCCATAATCATCATTGCGCTTCACCTCATAGACCTGTGCTCTTGGATTCCATGTGCCATCTTCAAGGCGTTCAGGCTGATACGTATCAGACGATGAGTCATAAGGATTAAATATAACTTCAAAATCCATGCCAGCCAAGGGACCGGATTGGAATGCTACGCGTAATTCCTCTCCTGGTAGTTGATAACTTTCAGAGAAATGAAAGCCTAAGTCCGCATCCTTAAATCTCCATGCAGCCCATTTTGATTCGGTCTGACTTCCATCTGGATTCTCTGTAGTATCAGTATATGAATGCGTATATACATCTCCGATTTCCCCTATACGACTAGGATAAATATCATCAAAAACAACAATCTGCTCAATAGCTTCCTCTGTATACATATCAGGGTAAGCGTCAATGTATGGAACTCCCTCCGGCATCATCAAATGTTTGGTTACAATACCTTCAACCGTTAATAACGTTTTATCATCTGAAAAATAGCTTATAGGAATTCGGCTTTTTATAATATTGTTGATGGTATACATATTCCCGGCAGATACACTAACGCCTTCGGGAAGACGCAATACATTTGCTGCTTCCCCTATCAGAAAATCGGGATTATATATCGCATCAAATGTCTGACCTTCATTGGGTCCCGTAGTGAATGTCACAGAGGCATTTGCCGACTTAGCTACATTCTCAATAGTAATATCCCCAGATGAACCGGCAAGTATCATCATTAAAGAAGAAATTGAACCTGGTAGTTGGAAGACAATATATAACTTCAAATCAGTAGCCCCACGCTCAATATTTATCTCTTTATTTAGGACAACTTTATCTGTCAGTTCTTTTTCCTGATTGTCATATATAGTGCGTACGTTTCCTCCAATACCATAACTCTTCTCTACATCATTGATTTTATATCGAAGCTGCCATCTCCAGCTATATATTCCTGATGGTAAATATTCCCTCTCCACAGATGAACCGGCTGGAGGGACTATTGTTCCTATATTAAACGAAGCACCTTCACTCTTTATTGCATAAGTTCCCCCGGCTGGATTGTTTGATAAAGATTCATAATTCAGATCATTCAACCCGGCTTTGACATATCCACTTGTCCGCACAGATGCCTTAAACTTATCTCCTATCTGGTCATCGGTAGGAAAATAGTCTATATTAAGCACTCGTGATGTATCAGAAATATCACGCCCATTTACCTTCTTAACATCGAATACCAGTTTTTTACGATACGTCTGTGGAATATTTCGCGTAGAACCGAAAGCATATATTCTAGTTGCATAAGAAGTCTGACTGTCACTCCGATTCATTGCACTAACATTAACACCAATCTCAAAATCGACCGGATCACCATGTTCGCAACGACCAAAACGGATTACATCTTTCTCTATCCACCATTCGCATTCAAATGTTTGAGACATTTGAGAAAGAGCGTCTAGCATGTTCATGTTATCATATGAAATCAGCTTGGATGAATCATCCACAGAATCGTCAATTTTGCATGTAAATGCTTTCCCTTTATACTGATAGCCTAACACTTCTAGATTTTTCAAGAACACATCCATGTGAACCTTTAGTGTATCGGTCAAATTCCAGCTAGCTTCTCTTCCACTACTTTGAGGAGTATAGAAGAACCTCTTATTTTTCCACTTCCAATAGTAAGCATCAAGCTTTAATTCGTAGTCATATCCCCCGGTAGTAGTATTGTAAGTAGGTTTATATAAGTCTACAAGCTCAAACAAACCAATATTCTCGTCATCAATGTAATCCCCAAGCTGAAAGTAGACAGGTTCAGCTAATGAGAACTTGAGAGTAATGTAATCAGAACTCATTAGCTGGAACTTTCTTTTACTACCTTCGTTGATAGGAGTAGAAAGACGGATGTTGCCGGATATGTCTTTGATGTCTACTAATTCTGCCATATCACAAAGTTCGTTGATAGAAACATCAAAACATAAAATCCGGCAACTCTATAAACCACAATTCGCCAATTGTGGTAACTTTATTCCCTATTCGCTGGATTCGGCTCGTTCAGCTTAACCGAAATCTTTGAAAACGTCCTTGCGATATTGAAACCGAAAGATTGAGAACGGAGGTAGTATAAGTGATATACCTCTTCGCCTAGTTCCGGAACTTTGACTGCAAATTCCCCCTTTGTTATTTCGTCTAAGAATGCCTTATATTTGGCAATATAGTCAGAAGGGGAAACTCCTTTTAGCGTAAAGGTAAGAGTCAGGTCCCGTTCGTCAACCTTTCTGTTTTCGATTATAACCCTTTTCCCGTCCTGCAGGCGTGATTTGTTTTCAATCACATCTTTCATCGGAAGTGGAGCGTAAATAGCTTCTATGAACCCGTCTCCCATATTGACTCCCCACGTCGTATAGGCGTCCTTGTTATTGATTAGTAGGTCTCCTGTCATAATATTACTTTTTTGATAATCCATTAGTATTTCGCTTGACTTCTGCAATATCAGCCGCCATCTGCTGGATAGGCTTCACCATGACGTTAGTATTGTCACGAATGTCTGTTATAGCCTCGTAAGAAAGCCGTATCAAATCCCTTGTCTCGCTAGCAATGTCCTTTATACCAGATGAGTTTGCACTAATAGTCAACATTCCTGCTTTAAGTTCAAGGATGGACATTGTTTGAAGCTGGTTTTGATTCTTGATTTCTTCACCGGCAATCTGAAGAGCAGTGAAGCGACCGTTCAACTCGTCAGCAGAATCCTGAGACATTGTAGCAAAGCCTTTCTTGGAAGATTCCTGGGAAGTAGATGTGCCGCCACCGCCTACGATCTGCTCCCATGCCTTTCTGTCTTCAAGAGCACCATTTACAATAGTATCCCACCCTTCTCTTAAGTCTTTAATATCAGAAGAGGTGATACCTCCCTCTTTGCCCATGGCCTCAGAAAAGGATTCATACCATTTTCTTAATTCATCTTCATATCCCTTCGCGAACATTTGAGTGAATACAGCCTTTCGCATATACTCTCCAAAATTATCAGCAAAGTCTTTGGATGAAGCATCCATGTCCATGAGAGTATCTATGAAGTTGTCAAACAGACTATCGAATGACGTCTGAGTCAATTGTTCTTGAACGGCTTTCTGAATATCTTCTATTCTCTCTCCACCTTCAATAATCTTATTGAGGTAGTTTTGAACATCTCCATCCAACTTAGACCAAAATCCAGGAGCTTCCTCTTTTAACTTTTCAAGCTGTTCAGCCGTCAAGTTAAAGAGACCGGAAAGTCTTCCTCCTATAAAATCCGGATCTTTGCCGATTGACTTAGCAAACTCGTCCCATTGATCCCATAATTCCTGACTCATGCTATTGCGAATACGAACACCAATAGAGTGGGAACCGGCAGATGCGCCAGATTGCAATCGTTCTCTTCCTAATATTTTATAAGACTCAATGCTTTTGTTTGCTATTTCAATAGCTTCATCTCCCGCTTTAGCAGCTTCGGGACCATAAGACATATCTATGTATTCTTTTTTCTTATCAATTAACTCATCCCATATTTCATTTAACTTGTTATACTCATCAACCATTTCATTGTAACGAGAATAGTCAGCACCACCAAAACCGAATAATCCGGCAATAGTATTCCCAACGCCCGCCAAAACGCTAACTGCACCTGTGATAGCACTAAAAGGTTTGGTTAAGTCTATTCGTTCCAGCCCACTCATTACTTGCCCGATACCATCCAAAGTCTTACTTATGGCTTCTGGAACCTTCACCCCAAAGTTTTCAAGCATTCCAACAACGTCATTGCCTGCATTTACAACCTCCATGCCTTTTTGCCCGATAGAATTTGCTGCTTGAGTTAACTTTGACAAAGCTTTTTGTCTGTCAGATTGAGCAGCGGCCAAGTTATTTTCTGCTTGGGTAAGAGTCAGTAATCTAGTAGTTAATTTCCCGTTCTCATCGGTATATACTTTAGTTATTACCTCTCCTCCCTGAATAACAGTATTTAAATCCTCTTGAGCCTTGATTACCGCAGATGTAGCATTACGATAATTATCTGCACTATTTTTCAGTTCTCCCAAGGGATTACGTACTGTTATTTTTAGATCAATTTCTTTGAAGGCATCTTGCAACGCTTTAAGATCAGTAGGTTTTATATCTTTAGCTGCTTTATTTATAACCTCTTTCAGGTTATCACGCATCTTAACCAGTGCCTCAGTAGACTGAGCATCAAGGTTTCCGAATATGTTTGCAAAATTGATAGATGATTTTAGTTCTTCAAAGCTAACTTCCTTCAGTTTATTTTCCTTCTCTTTTTCCAAGGACTTCTTAGCGCCCTTGGTAGTAGCTTCACTGATTTTAAGGTTATATTCTTCGTTTATGGCAGCTTTTTTTTGTTGAAATGTACCATATTCTTTAAGATATTCATTCCAGTATTTCATTTCTTCCTGATAAGGATAAATATCTTGTCGTAGAATAGTATTATTCAAAATTTTATCAAAAGCAGACGTATCTACTTTCACCGCAGATGCATCAAACGTTCTCTTCTTATAGTTCTTAGTCTGCTTCGCCCGCAAATTTTCCTGTTCATCAAAAGCCTTTCGCTGAAGCTCGATCTCCGTCCGGATATAATCTTCCCGCTGACGTTCTAAGTCTTGTATCTCCTTCTTGTTGTCCAATTCACGTTGTGCACGAATCTTGGCTTCTCCCTCTGCCATAGCATCAATACGGGACTGGGTAAGTTGATTCTCCAGATCTTGTTCCTTGCGCTTCCTTTCAAGTGCCTGTGTATTCAAGAGCTCGGAGATTTTTTTTTGCTGGTCTACGATGGAGTTATACTCTTTGGTTGTTTTAGAATCCGAATACTTATCTATTTGTTTTTGCGCTTCCTGTATTTGTTTTGTATATTTATTCCATTCCTTTGAATTTTCTTTAGAAGAGTCTAAAGCAGCGCGGGCATCTTCGGCTTCTTTTTTACGACTTTCCCAGTACTCTTTATTTTTCGCTGCATTCAGACGAGCTTTCTGCAAATCTTTTAAAGATGAAACGTATTTCTTTATTTCATCAACTTTAAAATCTTTATTGCCACGAAACCATTCACCTTCCGTATCTTCGGATAGGATTTTTGAGTAAGTATCAATAGTAGTTTTTAGTTCACTATCAGACATCGACTTGGCTTCTGCAATCATTTTACTGACAAAATCAGAAGCTACTTTTTCTCGTGTTTTTTCTCTTTCCCTTTTTAATTGCTCTAGTTTTGCTATTTCATCATCAAAAGCCGATTGGTCATTAGTACGCATACGATCAATATATTCTTCTTGATTCTTTATACGCTCGTCATAGCTTCGCAATTCCGTTTTATTCTCTTCGGCTTTTCTTGTTGCATCTGCTTCTGATAATTCTTTTTTCAGAGCTATCAAGTTTTTAAGATGTCCCTCTTCATCAATATACTTTTCAATAATACCAGGATACATTTTTTTTAGAAGATCCATAGCCCCCACTCTCTCCATTTCAGCCTTAGTTTCATCCTCTATGGAGGCTATCAATTCTTCGACCTTTGTTTTATGCTGTTCTTCACGTCTGGCGGCAGCTTCTTTTGTCTCATTATACCGTTTCTGCATTTTCTCGACTTCCGTCTCACGTGTATAGAACTTATATAATCCATAAGTCGCAGTTCCAACAGCAGCGGCGAATAAGACATACGGATTTGCCAATGCCTTACCCGCACCCTTAAATGTTGAGATGATATTCTTTTGAACTGTTGCAAATATCTTACCTCTTGCGGCAGCAATAGCCATAGAATTAGACAATACAATATTTGTAGCAGCAGCTAATTTCTTTTCAACTACTGCTTGTCGTAAAATCATTATATTAGCCCGTTCCAGCATATTAACCACAACAATAGCCGCCTTGTATGTCCCATAGGTAGCTACTAAAGATGCAATTATTGCTCCAACCTCTTTATAGTTTTCAATAATAGACGTTAAAGCCGATATTGTCATAGATGCAATTCCCTGCGTATCTTCTCCAATAGAATTTAACATAGAATCCCAAGCATCACCCAAATTAGAAATTTGACCGGACAATGTCGTAGATTGCATTTCCATCAAGTTATAGAATTTACCACCCTCATTAGTCATATTCTCTATAACCTTTTGCAATTCAGGGAAACCTACTTTACCTTCAGTAACCATCTTTCTGATTTCTGATTCTGTTTTCCCCAGTTCTTTTGATAATTCGGCAACCAAAGGGATACCACGCCCCATAAACTGATTTACATCTTGTGTAAACAATCTACCCTGTGACATGGATGTACCATACAGGTAAACAAGATCGCCAAGCGGAATAGAAAGACCGGATGCAATATTCCCCAAACGAACCAAAGTTTCATTCACTTTGTCCGCTGAAGTTCCATAAGCAAGAAGCTGTTTTGCCCCGCTTGTTACTCCTTGTAAATCAAAAGGTGTTTTTGCTGCCGTTTCCACCATTTGAGCCATTAAAGCATCGGCTTTTTCTTTACTACCCAGCATAGTTTCAAAGGCGATAGATGTTTTCTGGAACTCTCCACGGACATTTATCATATCGGTAACTAATCCTTTTAGTGCGGCAGTACCACCAATAACACCTAACATCTTCGACAGAGATAGATTGAATTGTCCTGTACCATCCAAAGCCCTACGTATATTTTCCTCATAGTTACCAATCTCCATCTTTTGGCGGGTATAAGCATCCGAATTCAACTTCAAATACCGGGTATTTTCTTGAATCTTGATATTTAGCTTCGTTCTAGCACCAGTTTCCCTCTCTTGCTGGTCTGTTACATTAGCTTGAGCGAAACGGAGTACCTTTAGTTGTTCACGAGCTTCTTTTATTGACTGTACCTGAGTATTCAAAGCAGCAGAGATCTGATCATCAGTATAAGTTTTAGGAGAACGAGGAGGTCTTACTGTACCTTCCTCTATTTTTTTTTGTAATGCTTCATATTTCTTTATGAGAGAATCAATTTCTTTTTGTTGCTTCTTTATTTGCTCTGAAGCAGCTTTTTCTTGATCCAATCTCGCTTGCTGAGTTTGGACATATTTATCTTTGTATTCCTCTAATTTCTTTAATGCTGTCGATAGTTGCTTTTCAAGCGCCTTTACAGCAGCATCACTATTAGGAACACTAGCTATCTCAATAAGAGACTTTTTCAACTTATCTATTTCTTGACGCAGTTTTATGATATTTTTTATATCAATGTCTGCGGTAAATTTCATTCCTGCCATGTGACTTTTACGTTTTCGTTACCAAATGATTCCTTTAACTCTTTCTCCACGGTTAGGCTTGCCGAATCCAGAACGTCAAAACCCTTGCTAGAAACAAAGCTCGCATACTCCATTCCATCGGCGAACACAACACCGTTTTTGGGTAGTTTCCCATATATAAGCAAGTTCTCTGTCTTGCCTTTGGCCCCCGCATGTTCGCTATCTGCCGGAACATATAGATAAACGATATTCCCATTACGAACTACAGCAGCCCCCGGAGCATTACGAAGATTCCACGTATGGTTCTGATAAGTCTTCTTGCTACTCACATTTCTTTCCTTTTGAGTGTCAACTGCATTATGCGCCGCTTCCTTCATAAGCTCATTTGCATACTCCTCCACCTCTTCAACAAACTCGTCCAGTCCCGACAAATCAATCGTTACTTCCATTACTCATCAAATTTCATATTTTCACCAAAGAAATCCTTATCAGATACTTCCTTAAGTACCTCCCCATCGTATACAGCGTGCAACTTATCTTTTTGCATGATGATCAAATTGCGATATGGGATTTTATAAACGACTTCATCATAAGACAAATGAAGGCTATCCATGAACGACGCAATTTGCCCCAACATACAATCATTGCCTATAACCTCTGTTTTGCTGTTAGATTTGCTACGTTCTTCGCTAAACCTAACAGCATCGTAAAATTTTTCACATCTATCAGAGAGTAAGCCGCTGTAAGACCGGATAATACTTCTTCTAAGGTTCCATGAGACAATTCTTCAGATAATGAATCATTTCCATTGATAAACCAAGAAAGTGCGCTTGAAGCGACAGAAATGTCCTTCAATGAAGATATAACACCCGCTATATCCTTGTTGTCATCAAGAACTGCGAGATAGGCCGAAGCGCCGGCTATTTTATGTATGGTAGGCGGATTTACACGGTACATTTTCCCATTTACAATGATCGGAATGAAATCCTTTCCTGTGATAGCTTCTGATATAAGTATGGCAGCTTTATTCATAATGATATTTATTAAAAAAGGGTGAGATACATAAACCCTCACCCCTCACCACTTTATAATATAGATAATGTCTCTGCTGATCGCGAAGTATCTTCCTTCCCAGGCCTCTCATAGTTAACAGCAGTTCCAGCGTTCACCCGCTTTGACTTAGTCGTAGAACTATTCAAATTGAGAGAAGTATCAGAAGACATGGATGCGATATTGTCAACAGTTCATGCAGCATCTACTTTTTCTCCGTCGAACATATAGTCACTCTTCACGCCGGCGCTAGGATTTTCCATAGCAACAGCTGTTACTCCCAAGCCGATATTCTTTTCCACAGCATTTCCCTTAGCAATGACCGCAGCATTGGTGAATACAATATAGTTTCCAGTCTTCGTCTGTCCAACAACGGCTTTATTGATAATCCCCGGAGTATCAGAAGCGGCCCATCCTGCGTCTGTATCAACTTTTTCACCACCTTGCAGATCTACCTTGTCATCAAAGGAGAAAACGCCCATAGTGAAAGCAATTGTTTTAGCCCCTTTTTGCGTCACATCACGATAATAGATGCTACCATTCAACTCGTTAATGTAGTCGGTATAGGTAGGATCATCCTCCGTATACGCCCAAGTATCTTGATGAGAGTTCTCAACTTCTGTAGCAGTACCTAACCAGGTTTTAAGGCTAGTTTTAGTTACAGCAGAAGTAATAACATCACCGTACCAAATCTTTTTAATTCCTATAAACGGTTTCATATCTTTTTAATTTACGTTTAATACTTCAAATAATAATTTCACATTCACATAGTAACAACATAACTCTTTATCTTCCTCTATTCCGATAGTTTCAGAAGAATACCGATACCATGAACCGTCATATTGCCCTACAACTCCATCTTTGAACATCTTCTTGCCCTTTCTTTCCAGCTCATTCAAGCGAATAAGATCAGCCTTCCCCGACCTTGATAAAGGAACGCAAAGATTAACTTCAACGTACCCCTTTTCCCAATAAGTATCGGGCTGTTGAGTCTTAGGATAAACCACAATCCTTTCAGTATTAACCTTACCTTCAGGTATATTACCTCTCTGGTATACTTCGGATATCCCAAAAGCCTTGCAATCCTTAAATATTATGTTCGCGATGTCTGTTGTTGCAATCATATCCAAATGTCACATCTACCTTTAAACTCTTCCGAATAACACTCTGCATTTTTCTTCACCTCACCTCCGCCAACAGTATTTTCGTCGGAATCCAAACATCTCACGTGACTTCCTAAGGGAATCTTTTCCCCTTCGTAAACCACATGATAATTGTACATCCAACGTTCACCATTTATCGACACTTCCTTTTGTTGTGAATTATCATGGCAGAAGCAGTCAGCTACATCCTGCCAAGATTCTCCACCGGTTCCTGTAATTAAACGCCCATACTCGTCATTCTCTTCCGGAGTAATAACTTGTATTTGCAATTTATGTGGAGTTTCTTCTAGCATATTACCAAATATTAGATGCGTCTTTAATGATACTTATTCCAACCAAAGCTGCCGTATCGTCATTAGGAGTTATGCCATACATCTTAAACATATATTTTGCATAGTTCAACAGTGTATCAGCCCCCCAAGACTTAGAGAATCCATTCTCTGAGACAGAAGTAGGATGAGTAAGGATTTTATCCATAAACTTATCCACCGAACCGGATATCTTCACTTTTGTACTAATGTCCACATCGGAGCTCGGATCAATTCCCAGCCCCAACGCGAACTTTTCTACTCCAGCATCTGATATGTCACCAAGCGGAGAAAAACATTGCTTTATGTAGTCACCTGCTGTCACGATTCAACAGTCAATGAGTAGATACCGTTAATTTCAGTGATGACCGGCAAAGACAATGACTGAGCTTTAGTAAACTCAACACCGTTTGAATTGTCAGTCTCACCCTTACCCCATTGAGATACCCGGATTCTTCCGTAGTTTGAGTAAGTAACACCACGCTCTTGCCTCAATTCATTATCTGCATAAGCATTCTTGATAACTCCAAGTTTACCGGCAGGAATAAAGACAAGGTTTTTATCATTCCAAGGTTGATAATCCGTCAACTTACCGTTATTTTGGATTCGAGTAGTACGTCTGATAATTTCAAATGCCGGAAATCCATTTTGACGCATGAATTCATTCAATCCGCCAAGCAGCAGAGGAGTACCCATCTTGTCTGTACCGTAAATCACCTGCTTCATCTTCTTGTTACGAAGGATGAAAGATAGTCTCTTTTGGGAGATTAGAATCTTGTCAAATGTAACCTTATCCTGAGCAGCGTCCAAAATCTCCTGCAAGTCTTCAAAACAGTCTACTGTACTTTCGTTCCCCTGCACCCAATCAACCGTAGTCTTTGCAATGTTTTCAGACGGCATCTTATAGTCAATAACGCCTCTTACACCACCTTCAGGATTGTTGTTTGCATCAAAAGTGAATACTCCCTTGTTTGAAAGAGCACCCAAGAAGATAATATCCAGTTTGGACTGTACAGAATTTACCACCTTTGTGACATTGTTCCACATAAGATTGATTAATTGCTGAGTCTTCTGATCATCCGTCAGCATACGAGAATCTAGAACCTGAAGAACCTTGCGATAATCCTCAATAGGCATAGAATAACTCATTTGATGAGCAAGAACCTTCTCCTTCAACGTTTTAAAGCCCTCGGTTCCCATAATAGGCTCTTTACCTTTAGAGTCCAAGGTCGCAGCTGCAACGCTTAGGTTATACTGTCCGATTATTTCTTCGAAGTTCAAACCAACAGTAGGGGTGTCCCAATCCAAATATCGTTCATAGATATTCTGGTCAAACAAACGCTTTCTCAATTGAGAAGCGGCATCAATACGAATCTGTACCTGTTTGGTCAGTTCGCCAAAAATAGAGCTGTAAAATAATCCCGGCATAGCTTATTGTCTTACATATTTAATACTTGGATTATTCTTCATGCACCATCCGCCCAAAAGCCAATCTTCTGGCATCGGATAAGCTACTTCTTTCAGAATAATCACATCATAACCTGCAGAAACAGTCTGAAAATCCATATTGGTTTTATACTCCTTGTCTGTTTCTACCACCGCATTTGGCACATCTGTCCCAACGACAGCAAAGGCATTAGCCGTAGCTCCAGTCAATGCGGCAGCTAGCGTAACGACATCGTAATCAGCATTCGATCTATCAATGCTATTAATAGCCTGTTCGTTTTCACCAATCTTCAGCTTATCGCCGACCTGTACCAAACTTCCTTTTACAATTCGCGGAGCAGAAGTTGTTCCTCCAGATACGATCTTAACAGCCTTACATACTGTGCACTCCATATTTGCAAAATCCAACGCAATTGGAGTACCTTTTCTGATCAAAGTACCTTCTGGAAATGTCTGCTTGATTTTGAAATCCCCAGGGATAACTTTACACTCACCTCTCCAAAATACGGGGAATCCGCCTTTAATCTGTCCTTTTTCAAATTCAATAGCCATAGTATTTGTTTTTAATTAGCGTCTGGCAATCCTTCCGCCCACTGTTTAGCCATTTCTTTGCCTTTTTCAGCTGGAGTGGATAAAGGGAATGCCGAATCTTTTGTTTCAAGCCCTGCGGTAACAATATTCTGTTTGATGCCTGAAAGATAGGTCGTAATTGCCGTTTCATCCATTTCGTCAGAAATAGCAAAACCTTCTTTCATTCGCCATTCAGGGATACCCAGTTCTTTTGCTTTTGAAGAGATTAGACTGTTTCTCTCAGCACGTGACTTTTCAGCCTTAAATGCGTCATTCTCGTTTTTTAACGTGGAATAACGCTGTTCCTGTTCAGCCTTGTACTTTTTGAACCACTCCGGCTCCTCGTTTTCTGGTTGCTGTTTGTTCTGCTCGCCCCCACCTGCAGCCTCTTTCTCCTTTGCTTTATTGACAGCATCAGTTACCCGTCTATCAATACCGCTCTGAAGAGAGGTTAAAAACGTTTTTTGCCCCTGTACAACAGTTGCCAAGTTATCTTCAGTTACTAGGCCTAATGCAGATAAAGCGTCAGCCTGTCCCTGCAAAATTTCATCGCTTAACCCTAGATTTGAGTACGCTAGTTTTAAAGCTTGGAAAATTTTTTCTTTCATGATTAGTTCTTTTATGCAAATCTTTTTAAATCAGCATAAAAATACAATGCGGTGAGTCTATATGAAAATTATCAGATTGCGAATGAACCACAATTCGCCAATTGTGGGAAATTTGCTATTTCTTTCCCAGTAAATACGAAAGAATAAGGAAGTTTGAGGTAATTATGGATGGAAATAAGAGAAACGGGCAAAAAGAAAGGCGGATGTTAGTCCGCCTTATCTTTAGTTACTCTATTCTCTTTTATTCTCCTCAATATATCCTGTTCTCCACCAAAAGGTAAATAGAAATCAGATAATACGGTATTCATAAGCTTCGGAGCCAATAAAGCTCTTCCTGTAGCAAAGACATCAGGAACAAACTTTTCAATAAATTTATTTTGAACTTCAAATGTCGTTTTATCTTTTTCGTTTGGATATTTAATAATGTCATAAATATCACTTATACGCAATGTATAAGAATACTTTAATGACACTATATCAACATCTTGTGAATTCTCAGTTAATATATATTTTACTTGTGCATGAGCCGTTAAATATGATTTTTCTTCATTTACACTCATACTGATCCCAAAATAAGGAGACACGTTTTTCTCGCAATCTTCTTTAGTTTCAGGAAGCCTATCATAATCAACACTAAAACTATCTTCTTTTATTGAGACAATGCGCACCTGCAATTTCTTTTCCATATCAAAGCGATTCTGATTTAAATTTAAAATCATTATAATTACTTGAAGAATGCTTCCCTTTCGAAGGAATATTCATAGAGTCAACAGAAATAGGAAACATTACTATAATCGGCTCCTTCTTTGAAATTACTTCTATTATAGGCTCTTTTAATACATTCTCAATCTGTCT